GGCTTTGCAAGTCAGCGCTTTTCTGGTGGCGGTAGCACACAAAAACTCTGGGCGGGTTATGAATTTGGATCTAATCGCTTGCGTCAGTTCCCAAGAAGAACACCAACGAAAGGTCGCGGAAACGCTGGCTACTTTATCTACCCAACCCTTCGTAAGATTCAGCCTGAATTAATTAAGAAATGGCAAGAAGCATTTTCCAAGATATTGAAAGAATGGGATAAGTAATGGCTGGCAGTAGAACGCTCAAGCTCTCGATTCTTGCTGATGTAGATAATCTCAAGAAAAATCTTGATACTGGCTCCAAAGAGGTTGAAGGTTTTGGCGGTAAGTTAGAAAAGTTTGGCAAGGTTGCAGCAGCCGCATTCGCAGCGGCAGCGGCAGCGGCAGCGGCCTATGCAGTCAAGTTAGCAGTTGATGGCGTTAAAGCAGCCATCGAAGATGAGGCAGCTCAAAATCGTCTAGCCAATGCTTTAAAGAATGTTACTGGGGCCACCGAAGCCCAAATTTCTGCTGTTGAGGAACAAATACTTAAAACCTCTCTAGCTACAGGCGTTGCTGATGACGAATTACGCCCAGCGCTTCAGCGCCTAGCAGTTGCCACAGGATCAGTAACTGAGTCCCAAGATTTATTAAACCTAGCCTTAGACATATCAGCTGCTACTGGCAAAAGTGTTGAATCGGTATCCAATGCCTTAGGTAAAGCTTATGAAGGCAATACTGGCGCTCTTTCTCGTTTAGGCGTTGGTTTATCTGCTGCCGAAATAAAGACCCTAGGATTAGAAGGAACAGTTAAACAATTAGCCGATACCTTTGGTGGCGCAGCTACAGTCCAAGCTAATACTTTTGAGGGCAGAATTGCAAGATTAAAAGTCACATTTGATGAAGCGAAGGAAAGTGTCGGAACAGCTTTATTGCCTATCATTGAGAAGCTGCTGACTTTCATAACAGATACTGCCATCCCAGCTTTTGAGCGCTTCAAGAAAAATGCTATCGATCCAGTTATTAAATCGGTTAAAGAAAATGAGGACACTTTTAGGGGATTATACAATTTTGCCAAAGATACTTTAGTTCCATTCTTGGCTGGTGGTTTTGCGGATACTATTAAAATTATTGGCAAAGTTGCTTCTGGGATTGTCAGCGCAGTAGCCTTTGCCTTAAACGCTCTTGAGCCAATTATAAATGCAGCAATAACTGGCATAAATGCAGTAATCCGAGGATTAAATTTAATCAAATCTGGCCCTGATATTAAAACTATTCCTAAACTAGATTTTGATGGAGGCACAAAAGCGTCAAACACAGTTGCAGCCGCGTCTTTGCCATCTGGTGTCGTTATAACTCCAAAGGTCACAACTACGCCATCAGTAACAATTACTCCAGTCACACCTGCAAAACCTAATGTCGTTAGTCCTTCCGTATCGTCACCATCATTGGTTACTGCCCCATCAACGATAGTTCCAAGCGGTAATGCCATCCCTGCTAGCTTTGATGTAGCAGCAGCTAGACGCGGCGAAGAACGCGGAAATGTTATTGTCAATGTCAATGCCCCAAGCGCAATAGATGAAGAAGGATTTACTCGGGCCGTAGTATTAGCATTAAACACTAGCAACGCTCGCAACGGCGGTGGGGGCGCAATACTTGGCGGTCTAGTAGCGCAATGACCCTCTGGAATCCAGTCTATAGAGTTAAGGTTGATGGCGTTCCAGTTACTAGCGCAACCCTAAGCGGCTTAACTATTACCTCGGGTCGCACCGACATTTATCAGCAGCCGATTGCTGGTTACTGCAATTTAAGTCTTATAGAGACAGCTGAAGCTGCAGTTCCATATGAAGTAAATGACGCAGTAACAATAGAAGTCCAAGACTCTAATGGCGATTATGTCAATCTTTTTGGCGGCTTTATAACCGATTTAGGCATTACAGTCCAAACTTCAGGATCAACGGCCACCAGCCAACAAATTAAAATAGTGGCAGTAGGAGCATTGGCTCGTTTAGCCAGAGCGGTTTATACAGGCAACTTTGCTCATCAATTTGATGGCGACAGAATTGAAACTTTATTAAGCACAGTTTTATTTGACCAATGGAACGAAGTGCCAGCAGCCGAAACTTGGAATGACTACGACGCAGCAGTCCAATGGGAAGATGCTGAAAATAGCGGATTAGGTGAAATAGATACTCCGGGTGATTATGACTTGCACTCTGAAAGCAATTTAAATGACACAGTTTATAACCTAGCTTCTCGATTTGCGACCAGCGGACTTGGGTATTTATATGAAGATGCTCAGGGCAGAATTGGGTATGCTGACTCAACACACAGAAGCCAATATCTTTCAACTAATGGCTATGTCGATTTAGATGGCAATCACGCCATCGGCCCAGCCCTTTCCATCGTTAAGCGAGCTGGCGATGTCCGAAATGCCATTACAGTTGGATACGGCGTAGGCAATGCCGAAGTGAGCGATGAAGATGCAGCTTCAATAGCTCTTTATGGCCAATTGGCAACGACTATTAGAACTACTTTGCGAAATCAGAACGATGCCGAGGATCAAGCAGCCTTCTATCTACTAATCCGCGCTTACCCTCAATTTGCCTTAAGGCAGATAACCTTCCCGATAGCCAGCGGTGAAATCGACAATTCAGACCGAGATAACCTTCTTGGCGTATTTATGGGCCAACCGCTTAATATCATTAACTTGCCAGCCAATATGGTCGGTGGAGAATTTCAAGGTTTCGTAGAAGGTTGGACTTGGACAGCCAGCCTGAATCAGCTTAACTTGACTCTAAATGTCTCGCCTATCGCTTTCAGCCTTCAGGCGTTCAGATGGAACTCAGTCCCAGCGACTGAAACTTGGAATACAATCAGCCCTACTTTGGACTGGCTTAACGCTACAATAGTTGCATAGGAGAATAAATGGCAACGACTACTAACTACGGCTGGGACACTCCTGACGATACTGATCTCGTCAAGGATGGCGCAGCTGCAATTCGCACATTGGGAAGTTCAATCGATACAACGACAAAGAACTTAAACCCACAGACAACTACTGGCGCACTTGCTTATAGATCAGCAACTGCCAATGTAAATACTGCTTTGCCTATTGGGTCAGCTGGGCAAGTCCTAACAGTTGCAGCAGGAGTTCCAAGCTGGGCAACTCCTGCTGGTGGTGGCAAGGTGTTGCAGGTTATTGCGGCATATACTTCAACAGCAACAACAAACTCAACAACAACTTATGCCGACACAACTTTGACGGCTACAATAACGCCTTCTTCAGCAAGTAGCAAAGTTTTAGTTTTGATATCACAAAATGGAGTTGGTAGAACTTCAACTAATACATATCAAGGATGTAATTTAAGATTATTGGTTGGCTCAACTGTTGTTGAAACTTTTATGCGTTTAGCGGGCACAACCGACACACAAGTAAAGCAAAACTTTGCTGTTTCGTATGCACATTTGCATAGTCCAGCAACAACTTCAGCAACAACCTATAAAACACAATTTGCGGCAGATCAAAATGAATCGCAAGCATTTGTGCAATTTACAGATTCCGTTTCATCAATAATTCTTTTAGAGATAGGTGCATAATGACAAACGAAGAAATCAGCATTGCCTTAAATGAGTTAGGATTTAAAACTGGCTGGGTGGTGACAGGTGATGAAATTACATATTGGACAAATACTGAATCAAAACCCACAAAAAGCGAACTTGCAGAAGCATTTAAATTATACAAATATAATCAAGCAGCAGTTCAAGAAACTAACGAAAAGGCAAGAACCGCACTTTTGCAGCGTTTAGGCATTACTGAGGATGAGGCTAAACTGCTTCTAGCATAATCTTGAGGGATTGTGCTAAATAACTAATATGTCTAGATTATGCGCAGCTGGTGTCCAATTACGGGAGCAAATCGATGACGATTATCCTGATCGCGATAGGAAGTCTGACGGCTGGATTGCTGATGCTCGGCACATTGCGAAAGGCACTTCTGACCATATACCAAGAGATGGAATCGTTAGAGCTATAGATATTGATTCTGATCTATCGGCACATAAAGAAGAAGCTTATGCGCTGGTTGAGAAGATTCGTAAGTGCGCCAAAAAAGGGGATAAGCGCATCAAATATATTATCTATGATGGCAAGATTATGAGCCCAATACTGGGGTGGAAGCGGCGTAAATACTCAGGCCCTAATCCGCATCGTAGTCACTTCCATATATCATTTACTAGCTTGGGAGACACAGATGGCAAATGGTTTAACCTTGAAGGAGAATCTAATGAGCGACCTAAAGAAGATGGCCGAAAGCTGGGCAAAGACATTCCTAGCGACAGCCCTAGCGACTTATCTAGCAGTCGGCCTAGATGTCAATGCAATTGCAAATGCCGCTCTAGTGTCAGTCTTGCCTAGCATCATTAACTGGCTCAATCCAAATTATGAGCGTTACGGCAAAGTCCGGTAATGGTTGCAGCTG